CTTTTCTAATTTCTGTAGCATTTTATTTTTTGCTTCCTCCAAAGCTTTTTTCTCTTGATCACTTGTTTGATTGGTGTAATTTGGTTTTGACCATTCTGGAACATTTGATTGTTGCTTTGTTGGTTGTCCTTTTGTTTTGCTTTCCTGAAACTTCCGTTCTCGTTCGTTTACTGCTGCAATTGATAACAATCCATCGTTTTTCCAATTTTGCAAAATAGCTCTAATATAGCTGAAATTTCTTTTACCATTGTCAGCGGCTAAACTGATAGCTTTTAAAACTACATCTGGTTCCATACCATCCAGAGTGATGAATTCTTTTAAAGTTTCAAATTGGATTCCATCAATTGGTGAAATACGAGACTGATATTCATCTACGATGATTTTGAGCGTATTTTTCTCTAAATCTTTCTCTATATCTATCTCTATTTCTTTCTCTATCTCTATCTCTAACTCTGGTGGATGTTCGTCCGACATTTGTCCGGACAAATGTCCCAACAATATTTTTTGTTTTTCCTTCTCAATTCTTCTGCGATAGTCACGCTTTCTATCAGCTTCCGTGTTCGATTTTCCAATAAATGATTCAATGTCTAGCATAAAAATGGCGCCATTGTCCAAAACATCAATTAGGTTCATTTCCTTGAATATGCTGACAGCTTTCTCTACTACTGCCACAGGATGCCTTGTAATTTTTGATAGCATTTCAGAATTGAATGGGATTCGATCATTAAACATCAACTTACCGTTGTTTTTCAAACTGCGGAGGTAAAGTTTGATTAAAATGTTAGAGTATAGAAAGCCATCTGGCATACTTTCTAGAATGATCATTTCATCGCTGTCATAGAAATTTTCTTTAACTCTTAGGTAGTAATATTTTTTGTTGTCCGACATTCTCATCACCTCCTAACATGGTAAATCATCATCCTTGATATCCATTGGATTTCCTGCGAATGAAGGTGGCATCTGCTCAGCCATTGAATTCTGATTAGCTGAATTGTCACGTTTTTCAAGAAGCTGAAAGCTTTCAGCAACCACTTCTGTCACATACACACGCTGCCCTTGCTGATTTTCATAATTGCGAGTCTGGATACGACCGGTGATGCCGACGAGGTTACCCTTCTTGGCCCAGTTTGCAAAGTTCTCGGCCAACTTGCCCCAAATCACACAGTTGATAAAGTCAGCATCATATTCACCATTTTGGTTTTTAAAATTCCGATTTACAGCAAGTGTGAACTGCCCGACAGCTTGATTCTGAGGAGTGTATCGAAGTTCTACATCACGAGTCAGACGCCCGATAAGTACAACATTATTAATCATTTGTACCTCCAACCAATGCCTCTGTCTTTGTCAATGCCTCTAGCTGTAGCATCATGGCTTTTTCTTTTTCAATCAACCAATCCATGTGCACCTTGGCTTTTTCCAAGTCCTCGATGCCATTTTTCTTACGATAACGAAGCAGATACTTAAGTAGATTACCTAAATGGTATCCGGTCAACTGCTCATCATTCATAAAGTTGCGATGGACGTCGGTGGCTTCTAAACCATTCCGTCCTTGGTAGTGTTTTGGATTGTGTACGTTGTCGCTCATAGTTCTGACATTCCTTTCACAGTTCTTTTTTGATGAATTTCTGACATTCTCTTATTCCACATTTCACGCTGATATTTTGCTGATTTGTAATACTTCATTTTGGTCTTTTGGCGAACGATTACTTCACGCATCACATAGATTGCGAATACTGAAAGTAAAATGTATGTTACAAGAGCTACTGCTAAAATAATTTCAATTGTTGTCATTTTCTTTTACCTCTTTTGTTTCTTTTTGCGGGAAAAGTTCCCGGTTGAATTTGTTGATCATCACATCTTGAGCCTTATTGGTCTCTTTGATTTTTTCGATACTTTCGGCCCAATGACCTGTACTTTCAAAGTTCATTTGGACCGCATTGTCTAGATCCTTGATGTGTTGTTCTTGATCATACATGATTTTCATTGTTGCGCCTACAAATAATAAGAATAGTGCTGTAAGTGATAAAACAGTAATTTTTAATTGTTTTAAGCTCATACTCTAATCACCCCATCATTCTTAAAATCCAGAGCCATCTGATGAAGTTTATCTTCAAATTCGTTATCTGGCAATTTCATCAATTTGGCTTTTTCCTCTACCTTTAGCGGGCGATTGGCGTCTTGCCATTCCATCAATTTTAATAATCTTTTAATAGGATCCATTTCTTCTCCTTCAAATTGTGTTATAATTAGTTCATAGTTCTTTCAAAGTGCCTTTCTCAAGGCGCTTTTTTTATTTTTGCAAGCTTCGACAGAATCGCTGAACATCTTCCAAATTGTAGAGATACTTCCCGCCCTTTCCAGACTGCTGACATTGGAATTTCCCTTGATCCCGCCATTCTTCCAGCTTGGTTCTGCCCCAGCCAGTTGCTTCCTGTAGCTGTTTGATCGGCACCCATGTAATATTTCTGCTTGATCTGCGCTTAGCTTCTTCCATAGCTTTGATATTGAGTGAAACCAGCTCCTCAAAGAGTTTATCTTTAAATTCGGTTCCAAATAGTTCTAGGACCATTTTTTAAATCCTCTCTATTCTTTATTTTTCTTTTGTTCTATAGCTCTTAAAATTACTTCGTGAGCTATATCTTTTGTGAGCTTTTGTAACTTAATCAAAGCTTCACTATAAGTTTCTGATTGTTCAATTAGCCAGTCAGATAACTTTATAATTTCATCTTCAAAATCCATCTCAAGACCGATGACCTTTCTATATTATTGTGTTAACTTACTATTGACATAAACGATTAAATAAGACCTCTTACTCCTTATGAAAATCGTCTGTCATTTTTTTATGAAAGGAGGAATCTTATGGTTTTAATTAATCAGATGTTACCGGATGAAGTAGGATTTTTATCCCACCGTTTTTCAAGCTCGGAAATCAAAAGAATAGAAACAAAGTCGAAAGCTCTTTTGAAATTTGCAACTTCAACAGATAACAAGACATTCATAGACTTGTTTGTGGTTTATGAAGATGGTCTAGTTATTCTGCATAAAAGTGAGACGTTTGAAATCTGGGCCAATAAAAAACCTAACTTCAAAACTGTTGATGGTGAAGTTATTGTGACTTTTTAATAATGAACGTCCCAGATTCTAGATTAAAAAGAACTTTACCATTTTCTGAACTAAGGACTTGTTTTTTAACAAGTTCTTTTTTTAATTTCATTTTCATCCCCCTTTAGTAGTTTTTCTGATATATTGATATCTCTCGAGGAAGTTCCCGACCATTAATGAAGTCGACTTGAATCACAGTTCTGCCAGTTTTGTCTTTTCTTGTTGCATGAAAAATATATAATGCTTGTAAACCGATATCTTCAGCTTGAAAATCAACTCCATTTAAAATAACGTGAGGTATGCTAGAATCATTGCTGATCTTAATTTCTAGAGTTTCAATTTGCAATGTATTTTTAAAAGGTTCGCTCATTTTTCCTCCTTACCCGACTAAACTCATTTGTCCATTCCGGGCTTTAATTTCTAACTTGGTATTTGCTGATGGCTCCCAGCTGTTCCAGTAGTCAAAGGCTTGTTCTTCGTCCTTGCGTTTCAATAAGTCATAGCGAGGGATTCGGAAGTAGTCCTTGAAGTCTTTAGCAGCCTGAGAAAAAACTGATTGTGCAAAGTGTCGGTCACGGTATGCTTGGCTGTCTTTGCCACCGAGCAAGGCCACGACTTTCTTCTTACGTAGCTTTTCCAATGCCAGACAAACCGAAGGGTTGACTGGTTGCTCATTCTTCAGATAATCAACATCAGCTGATAAGATGGACTGGCCTTCTTTCAGTTTTTTTAATTCCTGGAGCGCATGGATCATTGCGTCTTCTACTACTAACTCGGTAGGCTGAATTGTCACTTCATTCATTATTCAAATTCTCCTTCTAAAATGTTGCTTTCTTTGCGGATATCGTTCAGGTCGTTGAAAAAACGAAGTCCTCGACTGATAAAACTATCAAATTCATTTCGGATGATCCCGTCTGCTTTTAAGACTTTCTCCTCGTCTGCATAGATCAGACCGCCCATACTTGCTAAAAAGTCATTACCCTTCTGCAATAGGCTTGTGATATTCTTGTAGGCTGAGATTTGCTTCTGTACGCTGTTGAGTTGCCCTTTCGATTCTTCAATCGCTCGAGTCAATTCATCGTACTGAGCAGATTTCTTATCGACCTCTTCACGCTGGGCCAGTGTGTCAGCCAGTTGTTTTTCAATGAATTCTGAGCGTTCTTCTATGGATTTCACGGTTTTAGAGAGTTCCTTATTCTTTTCCAGCAACTGCTTGTTTAGGTCCTGTGTGGCTTTGTAATCGTCTGGGATGACTTCCTTGATGGTTTCCTTGACTTTGGTCTTGGAAGACTTGATTTTCTCATTCTCGTCCTTTAGAAGTTTGTTTGCTTGTTGGCTGAGTTGAAGTTTTTTCTTGACTTCTTTCAGTTCTCGAACAGTTGGGGTGTCGCCGTCCTCGATCCGTTGGATCTGTTCTTCTCTCGCTTCTTCTGGAAGAGTTGCTATTAGATGAAGTGCTGTAGTTCCCAAATGCGACAACGTTGTCGTATTTGGAAGTTCAGAAGCAACTTTCATCATTCGCTGTGCTTCCCGAATGTGGATACCTTGATTTTCGACCCAGTTTATAAATTGCCCGTGCGTAAGATCGTTCTCTTTTACATGATTTAATCGTCTACCGATTTCCCAAATGGACTGGCCAGCTATTTGCTTGTGGTGACTGATTTCAAGTTCTATCTGAGATAGATTATTTGATAAAGTAATTTCGTTCACACGCTTTTTCCTTTCTAAATTTGATATAATAAAGATAATAAATTGATTGGAGATAAAATATGAAAACGGCTATCGTTTCGTTCCATGGTGCAGGTCGCCAGACAGTAAAATTTGAATACCCTGAATATTGTCCACATTGTGGAAAAAATATCTCGCCTGAAATGATATACGTTTCAGATAGCGAGGACAGTTACTCTAGTGGAGATGCTCGCTTTGTTGTTACTTTTCGTTGCTCACGCTCAGCTTGTAAAAAATACTTTGCTGTCGAGTATATTTTCACGTCTACATCTAAACTTTGTTCAATTGCTAAATACAGCTACCGTCCACCTATCAAAGTAAAACTCCCTGAAAATATAGAAAAAGTTTCTCCTGTTTTTGTCGAAATCTATTCCCAAGCAACCGTCGCTGAATCTGAAGCATTGAATCAAATTGCAGGCGTCGGCTATCGTAAAGCGGCGGAATTTCTCATAAAAGATTACACAATCTCTAAAAATAAAGACGATGAAGAGAAAATTAAAGCGATTATGCTTGGACAAGTAATTGCTGAATACTTAAACGATTTTCCAAAAATTCAAGCCTTGGCAAAATCTGTTGCCTGGATCGGTAATGATGAGACTCATTATGTCCGCAGACATGATGACAAAGATATCCAAGATTTAAAGAAATTCATTCTCTCAGCAGCTCAATTTATCGCAGCAGATTACGATGCGGACGAAGCCTTGGCTTTCACTTCTTCTGATTGAGAAAACCTAGCATCTAATTCATCCAACTTTTCAGCTATATATGTCACAGTCCTCAGTATTTCATTGAGGGCTGTTCTTTCTAGTTCGTTCATTCTTATCTCCTACTCTCCTGAATCAACCCATGTCTCATCAATACCCAAGACATCGCAGACTCGGTTTTTGAGTCTGTCACTGCCCTTCCCATATTTCAGCAATTCTGAAATAGTCGGCTTCTTCACTCCGCAAGCACGAGCGAGATGCGTTTGTGTCATTCCTTCTGAACTCAATTTTTCTTTGACTAATTGAATCCATTTTTGATGTTGTTGGCTCATCTCTGATCCTCCTTTTAAAATTTATTTAAAAAGTTAGCTAATTTCTTGACATTATTTAAAACTAGTCTTAAAATAAAGGCATAGAGAAAAGACCTACTAAAAAGTAAGTTATACCTATAATAAACGGACGCCAATCAGTTTTTTAGGTTTTATTTTTTTAGTTGTGTCATTCGCTAACTCTTTAGCTTACGAATACTATTTTAATACTAGTTTTAAAAATTGTCAACAGTTTTTAATATTAATTTTAAAATATTTTTTCGTAATGCTTAGAAAGGTTATTAAATCAATGACTACAGCATTTGAAAGAATAAAAGAACTAGCAGACAAGCAACGCATTTCTTTAAATGATCTTGAAGACAAACTTGGTATAAGCAGAAATTCCTTGTATGGAATAAAAAAAGCTAATCCAAAATCAGATAGATTACAACAAATTGCTGACTATTTCAACGTGTCCACCGACTACCTTTTGGGACGCACAGAAAATCCTAACATTGCGAAAAATGGTGATGCTTCTGCACCATTAGACCTCAGAGATATTGCTGCACAATCAATGTTATTCGATGGTAAACCACTTACAGAAGAAGATATTGATTTTATTACAGCAGTTTTGGAGGCACATTTAAAAAATAAATAGAGGTGCGTTTATGACTGTAAAAGAGCTTTGCGCCCAGGAGGGTGTGAACCTATGCTACTTTGACGGAAGCGACTGGCATAGTCCTGGTTTCTTTAATCCTACTTTGAACATTTTAGCGTTAGATATTAATTTGTCAGTTGAAGATCAAAAGCAAGTTGCTTTGCATGAATTGGGTCACAAAGAGCATACTCCTGCTCAATATGAACTAAATAGAGAATACTGTGAACTGCAAGCTGATAGAAGTATGATTCATCATTTACTGGAAGAAGAACTACAATTAATGGAAGATATCAGAGATTTCAATTACATAAAATTTATGGAAAAGTACAAATTAAAGACCATTGCTGATGAAACAATGGTCAAAGACGAATATAATTCACTAATTAGTTAGAATAAAACAAAAAACTCCCCACACTCGCCTTCGCCAAAAATTGAGTGTGAGGAATGCTGTATAAGAAAAGCCATTAAAAAGGGCACTTTCTTATACTCATTTTATCAAGAAATGAGGTGAAACGCAATGGAAATAAAGTCTTACAAAAAGAAGAATGGCGATACAGCTTATAAGTTTAGGATCTATGTCGGTAAAGAAAATGGAAAAGACAAGTATGTGAAGCGTCAGGGGTTTCAGACAAAAGCTAAAGCAAGAGCAGCACTTCTCCAACTTCAAACTGACCTTGAAAATAGCGAGGAAATCACTGTCGAGGAAATCACTGTCGAGGAAGTCGCTGAAAAATGGCTCAAAGAATATGCTGACACAGTACAGGATAGTACCTACATCAAGACCGAACGGAATATAAAAAATCATATCTATCCGACTTTAGGAGATAAAAAAATCTCTTCTCTCACTCCTCTTCAGCTTCAGGAACAAGTCAATGACTGGTCCAAGAAGTTGGTCTATGGACGTAAAATGAAAGGCTTGATGAATAACATATGTAAGTACGCTATCAGACATGGCTACATCTCAACCAATCCAGTTGAGAGTGTAACAACTCTTGTCAGAAAGCAAGTAGATACAGATAGCGATTTTTACGATAAGGAGGAACTGAAATCTTTCCTTGAATTAGTAGACCAAACAGATGAGCTGAGAAAGAAAGTCCTCTTTCGTCTTCTAGCCTTCACAGGGGCTCGAAAAGGGGAGGTTTTAGCCCTCAAATGGGAAGACTGGACCAATAACACTCTGAGCATAAATAAAGCCATTACGAGAGGATTTGACGGGGAATCTGTCGGTCCTACAAAAAACAAAAGTAGCAACCGATTGATCAGCTTGGACGAAAAGACAAGTGAACTGCTCACAGAGTGGAGAGAAATGAATCCTACTACTACTTTTATCTTTGAGAATGAATTTGGAAAACCAATACCAGGAACACTACCACGGAAATGGCTACAACAAATTGTCAAAGATTCGGATGTACGTCCTATTAGGATCCACGGCTTCCGACACACACATGCCAGCCTATGCTTCGAAGCTGGAATGACACTCAAACAGGTCCAGTATAGACTTGGACACTCAGATTTAAAAACAACCATGAACATCTATACGCACATCACCAGAGAGGCTAAGGATGATATTGGTGAGAAATTCGCAAACTATATTGATTTTTAAACAAATAACAAAAAAACAGACCCTTTGGATAAAAAAGGGTCTGTTTTTGGGTCTGCCAGTTTCAAAAAGGTTCAAAAAGGAATAGAAAGTATAAAACAAAAAAACGTTGTTTTTACAACGTTTTAGAAACTTTTAGAAAACTTTAGAAAGTATATATGGAGCCGGTGGGAGTCGAACCCACGTCCAAACACCTGCCAGCATATTTGTCTACAACCATAGGTTATGTCTTAGT